ATTCGGGATGGTATCAACTCAGGTAAAACAAATCAGGAAATAGTTCAGCGTATTCGCGGCACCAAACGGCTTAACTATGAAGATGGGATCTTAAATGGTACCAAAACTGATATTGAGCGAACGGTAAGAACTGTGCGAAGTCATGTAGCTAATCAAGCCTATCTAAATAGCTTCAACCAAATTGGCTTTGAATATGTCCGATTTGTTAGCGTTTTAGATGGACGAACTTCTAAGCTTTGCGCTTCATTAGATGGTTCAGTGTGGGAAATAAATGATCCGGCAAAGCGAGTGCCGCCGTTACATCCTAACTGTCGCAGTATCTTGGTTCCGGTCGAGAAGTACGGTCAACTTGTTGGCGAACGGCCATTTGTAATGGACGAACGTCGAGTTAAAGACATTCCAAAAGATGAGCGAAGCCATTTAATAGGGCAGTTAGATGCAAACACCACATTCAAAGAGTTCTTTAAGAAAACAGATGATTTCTTTCAAAGGGAGTGGCTAGGGCCAAAGCGCTTTAAGCTCTATAAAGATGGGAAATTTGATTTTGATAAGTTCTTTGATCCTGAAGGCCGTTTCTATAGCTTAGATGATTTGAGAAAGTTGGATGAAAAAGCTTTTAAAAAGTTGGGTCTGTAATTTTTCTTATGTTATATTTTTTAAAACATCAGAATTTATACAATATGAAAACAATAGCTTTTGTATGTCTAACCCTAATTTCCATCACTTGTTTAGCTGAACCAAGTCAAAAATATCTTAAAGAATATGATCGATTGTCTGAAGCTTTGGAGTCAGCAATGGCAAATGCATATTCTTTTGATCCTGCAACTGGTCAAGTAAAACAGGCTACTCAAGGTTTAGAAGCTAAAAATAATTTATGTAGAGCTGCCCAGGCGAAACTAAACCTCACCACGTTTTTAAAAGACAATTTAGAGGAATCTAAAGAGCTTTATAAATCTATTGATGGTGCAGAGACTCTAGATAAAAATTATCTTAGTGGACAACAGCAGGAACAACAAAATCTCGTTTCAAATTTGAAAAAAGACCTTGTTGGAACTGGATTTAACTGTGAGTAATTATTGCCGATTACAGGTAATTCTAAACTCACTTAAGACACAATTTTCACCTATATAAGCGCCCAAATGGCGCTTTTGTCATTTATGGAGTTTGGCTTATGAGTGAATCAAAAGTTAGACATTTGGTACTTAAAAGAGTTTCAGATAAATCTTCTCATCTTGCTCTTTGTGACGAGGAAACAGGTATTCCATTAGCTGGATTAACCGCTGTAAAAATGAATTGTAGTGTTTTTGAGGGTCCAGCGACTATCACGGCAACATTTGATGTAGGTGGTCCTCAAGGCATCCGCTTAGTTGGTGATGAACCTAGACAAAAGGTTTGGGGTGCAAAGGAAACGTAGCGAAAGGTACTACAAATGCCTGAAAAGCAAATCAATATGTCAGATGCTCAATATATTCTGAGCACAAAATGAATTCTGGTGCCATTTCTTCAAATTAAGGTTTCAAGCCATGGCAATTTATGGTTTTACTTTTGAAAGATTAAAAGCAATTGCACTCATCAAATAGAACTTAATTTTTAACCATAGCACCTTCGGGTGCTTTTTTTGCGAGAAGAAAATGCCAAGCCCTATTATCCAATATTTCCAATATGAACATTTACCTGAACATTTGCAGCAAGTTAGTAAGCCAATTGGTGATTTAGCTCGGCAAATGGATGAGCAACTTCCTGACGGGCCTGAAAAATCCACAGGATTAAGAAAGCTACTTGAAGCAAAAGATGCATTTGTACGCCAAGCTTTAAGTAAATAATCATTTATAGAAATGAAGCGTCCTAAAGGGCGCTTTTTTATTGCTTGCCGAAAGCGGATGCCAACGGCGAATCCGGGCGGATGCCCATTTTGTATATATAGGTTGGATGACCAATGAAACTTAAAACAGTAACAATCGACGGTAAAGTTTATGCGGAAGTAGACGGTGATAAGCCGATCTATATTCATGATGATGGCAAAGAAATGCCACATGATGCACCACACTCGGTAGCAACAATTGCACGCTTAAACAATGAAGCTAAAACACATCGTGAAGCCAAAGAAGCAGCCGAAAAAGCATTAAAAGCTTTTGATGGAATCGAAGACCCAGCGGCAGCTAAAAAGGCATTACAAACAATCCAAAATCTCGACGATAAAAAGCTGGTCGATGCCGGCGAAGTTGAGAAAGTGAAAGCTGAAGCTATCAAAGCAGTTGAGGAAAAATATGCCCCGATTGTTGCGCAACGTGATGCTCTAGAAGCCTCTTTACATAAAGAACTTATCGGCGGTGGTTTTGCTCGTTCTAAGTACATTCAAGACAACATTGCAGTACCTGTGGACATGGTTCAGGCAACCTTTGGTCATCACTTCAAAATCGAAGAAGGCAAGGTGGTTGCATATGATCCGAACGGCGAAAAGATTTATTCACGTGTCCGCCCGGGTGAACTTGCAAATGTTGATGAAGCTTTAGAGTCATTGGTTGGTGGATACCAGCATAAAGACTTAATTCTTAAAGGTGGTAAAGGAACTGGTGGCGGTTTTCAAGGTGGGGGCAAAGGTGGAGCACCTACTGGAATGAAACGCAGTGAAATGTCTGTTTCTCAGAAAGCAGATTACATCAAAGAACATGGCAATGATGCCTTCCTAAAACTACCGAACTAATCATTAAATATTTGGAGATAAGTAGTTATGACTACGACAGTTAATTCCGACATGATCATCTACAACCAACTGGCTCAAACAGCCTATTTAGAACGATTACAAGACAATTTGAATGTTTTTAATGAAGCTTCCAATGGTGCGATTATTTATCGTAATGAAATCATTCAAGGTGACTTCAATAAAAATGCATTCTACAAAGTTGGTGGTAGCATTAAACATCGCGATGTGAACTCCAATGCAAAAGTAACTCCGGAAAAAATCGGTGCAGGTGAGTCTGTAGGTGTAAAAATTCCATATAAATATGGTCCTTATGCATCAACTGAAGAGGCATTTAAGCGCCGTGCTCGTACACCAGAAGAATTTGCTATGGTTGTTGGTTACGATCTTGCAGATGCATTGGTTGCAGGCCGATTAGAGTACAGTTTAGCTTCTTTAAAAGCTGCTATTTCTAGTAATCCCGATATGGTTGCGAAAGGAAGTATCGTTGTTGATGGCCGCAAAGCATTAACTCGTGGTATGCGAAAGTTTGGTGATAAGTTTGGCCGAATTGGCTTATGGGTGATGAACTCAGATACATATTTCGATATTGTCGATGATGCTATCACTAAGCAAATTTACGGTGAATCTGAAATCGTTATCTATGGTGGTTTACCAGGAACCTTAGGAAAGCCGGTATTGGTGACGGATGCTGTAGGTGATAACGATGCTTTTGGCTTGCAGTATGGTGCTGTAACAGTAACTGAATCACAAGTACCGGGCTTCCGAGCTTATGACATCAATGATGAAGAAAACTTAGCAATCGGTATGCGTGCTGAAGGTGCATTTAACCTAGATATTCTTGGTTATAGTTGGGATACATCGAAAGGTGAAAATCCTGACCTTACATTACTTGGTTCAAGTGCTAACTGGATTAAATATGCAACCAGCAACAAAATGACAGCAGGTACCTTACTTGATTTATCAGGTACAGCGACAACTGGTTAAAACCTAAAAATTAAAACCGTAAGAGGGCTAATAAGCCCTCTTTTTTATTATTAAGAGAAAAGCGCCATGAAGATTATCTATACACGCATTGCAGCACTGGCTGCATTAGAGACGGGCATTATTGCTAACCCTGACTATTATGAAACCCCAAATCTGAAAGCAAAAGAGGTAATTATTTACGGTAATTATCCAAAGATTCAAAAGGATTACGAATCTTTAGAAGTTCCAGTTGAAGTTCGCAAATTGGAAGAACCTGCAAAAACAACTTTGGCCACTGTAAATGTAGCGGTTGGAATTACTCCAGAGCTGCAAGAAGTCATTGATCAAGCAAAAGCTGACTGTGAAAAGGTTATTGAAGAAAACGGGCAACTTAAACAGAAAATCGAAATCTTGGAACAAGCTAATGGTGATAGTTCAGAGTTAATTTCTGAAAACACACGTTTAAAAGATGCAGTACTCCAAGCTGACAATGCTACTAAAGCGGCTGAAGGAAAAGTGGTAAGCATTCAAGCAGAGTTTGAGGCTTTTAAAAATGATGTTGCTGCTATGCAAGCGCGTATCGCTGAATTGGAATCTGGAAAAGCGGCAGAAAATTCAACAACAGAAACGGCAGTTAATGATTTTGAAAACTGGTCAAATGATCAATTAAAAGAGTATTTGGCTAGTAAGAACATTGGCTACAAGCCTTCTGCAACAAAAGCAGAACTCCTTAAATTAATCCCGAAGGAATAATGCAATGAGCTTTATTACTGTAGATGACGCAAATTCAATTTTGGGCAGCGATTTTGCACCAGACAGTGATAAAGCTCGTCTGGTTCAACTGGCAAATGTCTGGATGAAAAAACGGATTGGTTTTGTACCAGATCCTATTGATCCACTTCTTAAAGACGCGGCTTGTGAAATTATCAAAGGAATTCTGGCCAAAGTAATTTATAACGGCAAAGAGCAGTTGCTTAAACGAAAGAAAGTTAAAGCTGATTCAGTCGAATCTGAAAAAGAGTATCAAGAAGGTACTGAAGCGATTTCTAGCTTTGAACAGATAGCAATTGATTATATTGATTCGCTTGATTTGAAAGATCCAAATGCAAGTTTTAATGGCTTTGGCATACCACTTTACAGGGCATGATATGGGCTTACGTGACGAAATTCAGGCAGATATTACCGAAGCATTTAATGATGATTTAGCGGATGCCGTTCATACCTTTACATGTGAGCGGATTTCAAAAACGAATTGGGATCCTAAAACTGAAACGTATGTTGAAGTTAAAGAAAACTATTCCGGCCGTGGCGTTCTGTTTGGCTCTTACAGTCAATATGAGATTCAGACGCTTGGAGTCCTGGCCACAGATAAGAAGGCTACCGTGCTTCAAAATGAAGTGTCCATGACACCTAAAATTGATGATGAATGGCTAACAGCTTTAGGCTCATTTCGAGTTATTCATATTCAGCAAGATCCGGCCAGTACAATCTGGAAATGTCAGTTGAGGAAGGTTTAAATACTTGTTCTAATATCCTTCTAAATTAGGGGGATATATGGCCAGTAGAAAATTAGAAGATAAAATTAAACGAGTATGTTATTTCGTTGGTGGTGGAGTAATAGGCTATTTGTTAATTAGTTTTATTATTTTAAGTTCATTTCCATGGAATCATTATTTACTTGATAAAAAGCAAGCATACGATGTTTTAAAAGATGCATTCACAATAGGTGCAGCATTTCTTGCTCCAATTGCAGCATTTGTTTTATTCAATGACTGGAGAGAACAACATGTAGCTGTGAAAAATGAGAAATTGAGTGAGGAGATATTAAGAATAGTAACTAATGATTTTTTATCATTTTATAACCTTAACCCCAGATTAAAAGCAGATGTAGAAAAGTTTAATGAACAGCAAATGCAATTCCATAGAGATGTAGCAAATCTCTTCTTAAAGGTAGATGAAATTGATGCAGTAGATGATCAAGCTATAAGTTTTAAGGAAAATATTAAGAAGTTAGATGGTGATTTTTTGGGTTTGTATCTGAGTTTATTTAAACAAATTGAAATTGTAATTGAATATGATGCAATTGCTGAATTTTTAGATACAGAATCACTCTCTAGAAAAGAAGAATTAAAAACTGATTTGGATAAATACGCAAAAGAAAATGAAATCCACTATACAAGAATTATGGAAGTATTTAGAAAACTTAAACCGTTACAAGTTTCATCATGATTCCCACTTCGGTGGGTTTTTTATTGGAGTAATTATGACTTGGACTGCACATGAGGTCTATGACAGCTTTCAGGTTGTACCTGATGATGATTTAAAACCTCATTCATTTTTTCACTGCGAATGCCATCCCGAATATGTGGATGGCATTTTTATTCATAATGCATTTGATGGCAGAGAGGCAACTGAAATGCCTTTGCTAAGTTAAAAGGTAGACCATGGTTAGCACAGATTACGTACCTTTATGGCATATCTCACCTTTCCAACATGTTCAATACACGCTTGCCAGAAATCAGCTTCACATGGATTTGTTATTCGAGGACATGAATAACGTTGATAAGTTCTTGTCTGTTGAAAGTGCAGCCGCTCAAGTTGATTTCTATTCCGATGGTTCTTATGCAGTTGTTCAGTTGGGCGATACTTCAGAAAGGAAATTAATAGAGATATATGGTTTGCTTTTACATGAAGCTGTACATGTTTGGCAGAAGGTTAAGAAGTTAATGGGAGAAAAAGAGCCTAGTTCAGAATTTGAAGCATATTCAATTCAAGCGATCGCTCAGGATCTCTTTAAGATGTATGAGGAAAGCGAGGTTAAAAGTCATGGGGTGGAAGGGGAAAAAGCCGACTAGTTTTAGTCTTGATGTGTCTAAAGCAGCAGAAGCACATGTAAAGAATATTGTCATGGATACCGTGCAATCCTTAGTTAATTTAAGTCCTGTTGATACTGGAGCATACCGTGCTTCACATATTGTTTCG